CTTAAAAACTTATCCTTGATCTTCACAATCGTCTCACTCACGCTCTCAAAAAGAAAGTGCTTGCCTTTAGCTCCTGCAGGTTTCCACCACTTGAATGGTATCCCCGCGCTCGTCTCGCCGTTGATCCTGTTGTACCCAGCCAGTGGGATCCCGTTGATTGCCTGCTCTTCTGTCAGCACACTAGTGTGTATGTCTTTTGGTTGTACACACGAAAGTGCTGCCACAATAAGCTTATAGGCTCTCTGAATGTGGAATGGGTTCCAAGGTACAGTTGCTACGCTGTACTTCTTGGCACCCTCATTCAAGGGACTCCAATCTCTGTCGTCACGCAACTCCTCGCTGAGTCGCTGGTCTCCTTTAGTCAGAACACTAGGTTCTGTGACATGGGGGACTACCATGTCAAAGAGGGGGCTCTTCACTATATCACTCTTCGCTGTGATACGTTCTGGTCTCATCTTCATCGTCCTGTCGTACGCCAATCTACCCTCCGGTACAATCGTCGTTCCAATCATATCAGGGTCTTCCACGGTCATCTCCGAGTACAACACATCTCCCATTACTGGGTGGTGCATCATAACTCCGTCCTCCGCACACTGCATCGATTGGTAGTTTGGGTACGCTCTGTTCAATTGCTCAATCAACCACTCTCTAGTGATAATAGCTGAAGAGCCTCTCTCCTGGTCCTCAATACCTGCCACATGCATTCCACAGATCACTCCATCGAACCTCGTGTTCACAGCAACTAGTGCCGATCCACAAGATCCTGCTCTCGTTTGTGCTCTGTAATCCCAACGTGTGGGAAGGTATTCGTCCTCGTCTGTTTTAGTAGGGGTCACTCCGTAGTGCACCCCAGTTAACTCCATGTTCGCCATGATTACCTGTTTCCACATGCCTCCAGTCCGCTCTCTCGTCACAAGAGCCGCTGCAGTCGATTTTACTGACTGCACCGACTCTTCTGCCGAGAAGTGGTGAAGAATGTCCTTAAAAGAAGGAGCTGCTGCTCCTAATTTAACGACACATATGTCCTCAGATAACACTACGTTCCCTGGAGCCATCTCCTTGATGTCCGTTCCATAGACCAACTTGTGATCGTGGGTCTGTCCTCCGTTCATCACCTGCATCGGTACTACGTCCTCGTTTGTAAATCCGTAGAACAAATGTTTGGGCACCAACATTAACTTTCCCTTAATGCCGATCCCATTCATAATCCTACGAACACCTCCTCGTGTCACTGTCACTGAGCACTGGTTCTTCTCTCCCAGCAATCTAGCCACGTCGTCACTCCTAAAGTCACTCGATCCTTCTGCGCTCTGTTCCATTCTTGCCAATTTTATGGCTACTTTCTCCCTTGCTAGACGTTCAAACTCCAGGTAGGCCTCCTCCGTAGGGAAAGCCTGCCTGCGTCTGAGTTCGCTAACAAAGGCATCTATAGCCACATCAATGGTAGAACCTTGCATCCGCATTCTTGCTGCCTTCGTCA